CGAGGCCAGAATCGCTAAATCCATCTGGCGCATTTTGAGCCTGCCGAGGATGGCGTTGATTTCATCGGCGGTCACCGGACGGCCTCCAGCAAGAGCTGGCGGCAGTCAGGCAACGTGGCGGCTCTGACAATGTCGCCGCGCGGTGTGACCCCCCGCCAACCCCGCTTGGTTCTTTGCATCCAGCCCACGGGCTGACTGGAGAGGTTTAGGGTGTGGGTGCCGTCCCTGTTCGCGATGACGACAGGGGCCTCGGTTTTAATCATTGTAAGGTATCCTGTTAATGTGCGTTGGAAATGTCGGTTATTGTCGGTTATTGTCGGTAATGTCCGGTATTGCCGGTAATGTGCGGCGGTAATGTCCGGTAATGTCCGGTATTGCCGGCAATGTGCGGCAATGTCCGGTAATGTCCGGCAATGTGCGTTGGATCAGGCAAAAGCCTTGTCGGTGGCGCTGACAGTCAGTCGGATCGTCGCTTTAATAGCGGTTGAATGACAGCGTTTGAAATCCTCGGGGCTCAGGAGCGTCTCGGCGAGGTCTTTTGAGAATGTGACCGGGAACGACTCCGAGACCTTTACGATGGCCTTGTCGCCTTGAATGACCGTCTCGCCCGTGGCTATGATGGAGGCCTTGATGGCGTCGCGCGCCTTGGTCATAGTCTTGATCTGGGCGTCGAGGGCGGCGTAGTCGTCTGCGAGGGTGGAGATGTTGGACATTTGAGTTTCCTTGGTTTGGGTTGGGTTGGTCTAGGTCGATGAATTGAACTTACCGGAAATGATTTCCGGTGTCAACTGGAAGAGTAAATAAATCTGCTTTTTTATAGAATGTTTTTATCCCTAATAATTTCAAAGGGTTGCTGATCGACGCGGTTATTGGGGCGGATTTTTGGGGAGGTTGTTGCGTGATCAACGGGCCTGGTTTAGGATTGGTGGGTAAACATCGAGGTCTGCAAATGAAGACAGCGGAAAACACCAATTTTGACCGTAAAAATAGAGTTGCGTGGCCAGCGGACAAAGTCGAGCGCCGCGCCGTTGCCGATCTCATTCCCTACGCACGAAATGCTCGGACCCATTCTGACGCGCAGGTGGCCCAGATCGCCGCGAGTGTTGTGGAGTGGGGCTGGACGACGCCGGTGCTGGTCGACGAGGCAGGAGGGATCATTGCGGGCCACGGTCGCGTCCTGGCGGCTCGTAAGCTGGGTCTGGCCGACGTGCCCGTCATGGTGGCGTCCGGCTGGTCCGAGGCCCAGAAAAAGGCTTACGTTCTGGCGGACAACCAGTTGGCGCTTAACGCCGGGTGGGACATTGACTTGCTCAAAATTGAGTTGGGCGACCTTAGCGCGGCGGGCTTTGATCTTGATTTGATTGGGTTTGACGACAAGCTGCTGGCTGATTTGCTGGCCGATCCCAATGCTGGGCTGACTGATCCAGACGAGGTTCCAGAGCCGCCGGCCGAGCCCGTGACCGTGCTGGGCGACGTTTGGGTGATGGGGAACCATCGAATTGTCTGCGGAAGCTCTACAGAAGCCGACACCGTTGCCAAGTTGCTTGGGCCGGTGAAGCCGCATCTTATGGTGACTGACCCGCCTTATGGCGTTGAATATGATGCAAGCTGGCGGAATAAGGCGTTGCGCTCCGACGGCTCTCCCATCGGTGCTAGAGCCGTCGGAGCGGTGCTGAACGACGACCAGGCGGACTGGCGTGAAGCATGGGCGCTGTTTCCAGGCGACGTCGCCTATGTTTGGCACGCCGGGAACATGGCGCACGTTGTTGCTGAAAGTTTGTTGGCTTGTGACTTTGGCATCCGCGCTCAGATTATCTGGGCTAAGAGCCAATTCGTAATAGGTCGCGGCGATTATCATCCACATCATGAGCCTTGTTGGTACGCTGTGCGTAAGGGAAAGAAGGGCCACTATGATGGTGGCCGCAAACAATCTACTCTCTGGAAGATCGACAAGCCCCAAAAGTCAGAAACCGGCCATAGCACCCAGAAGCCCATCGAATGTATGCAGAAGCCGATTGAGAACAACAGCAGCCCAGGCCAAGCGGTCTATGAGCCATTCTCTGGTTCCGGCACTACAATCATTGCAGGCGAGACAACGGGGCGGCATATATATGCTATTGAACTGAACCCCGCCTATGTGGACGTGGCTGTAACCCGCTGGCAAAACTTCACCGGCCAAAAGGCTATCCACGAAGCCACTGGCAAAACATTTGACGAGATGAACAATGTCCCGCAAACCGCATGAACCCACTGAAAAAGACCGGAACCAGGTTACGCTGATGGCAGGCATTGGCCTGACACAGGACCAGATTTGTAAAATCATCGGGGTCAGCGACGAGACGCTGCGCAAATACTACGAGAAGGAACTCGACACAGCTACCTCGATGATGAACGCGCAGGTGGCTCAAAACCTATTTCGCATCGCAACCAGCAAGGGCGCGGGCGCTGTAGCCTCGGCTATATTCTGGCTCAAGACACGCGCTGGATGGCGGGAGGTTGATCGCAGGGAAATTACCGGGGCTGACGGCGGTCCTCTCGCGGTTACAAGCGTGGATCTGCGCGGCCTGAGCGACGCTGAGCTGGCCACGATGCAAGCGTTGCTGCTCAAATCAGACGAGAAAATCCGCCCCGTCAAACACTAATGGTGGCATCTGCATGAACGCCCCGCTCTCATCAGCAGATATGAAGGCGATCGTCGAAGCCGAGATGTCGCGCCGATCGGCAAGCGCCAGCCTCTATGAATTCGTCAAGCAGGCCTGGCACGTCGTCGAGCCAGGCGTGACGTTCGTGCCCAGTTGGCATATAGAAGTGATCTGCGAGCATCTCGAATCCGTAAGTAGCGGCGAGATTCGAAGGCTGCTGATCAATATCCCGCCGCGACACTCTAAGTCTTTGATTGTAAGCGTTATGTGGCCAATGTGGGAATGGCTGTCGGCGCCGCATCACAAATATTTGTGCGCTTCGTACTCGAGCACGCTCAGCATCAGAGACAATCTATCTGCCCGCCGGCTAGTCCAGTCGCCCTGGTATCAGGAACGCTGGGGCCACATGTTGACCCTGGCTGGCGATCAGAACGCAAAGCAGCGATTTGAGAACGACAAGACCGGCTATCGCATTGCCACCTCGGTCGGCGGCACGGCAACGGGCGAGGGCGGCTCCCGGCTGATCCTCGATGACCCGCACTCGGCCCTCGACGCCCAGTCAGATGTGATCCGCGAATCTACGATCGAGTGGTTCAACATGGTGTGGGCAACCCGGCTCAACGATCCGAAACTCGACGCGATGGTCACTGTCATGCAGCGCCTGCACGAGCGGGACGCCAGCGGAATCATTCTAGAGCAAGGCGGCTGGGAGCATGTCTGCATTCCGGCTGAGTGGGACGGCAAGGCGCGCCAAACGCTGCTAGGCCCCTACGATCCGCGCACCGTCAAGGGCGAGCTGATCTGCCCCGCCCGGTTTGGTGATACCGAGATCACGAGCCTGAAGCAAAGCCTCGGCGCTTACGGCACCGCCGGCCAGCTTCAGCAGGATCCGACTCCGGCTGAGGGCGGCATCCTCGACACCAGCAAATTCCAGTTCTGGCCAGCCGATAAAGCCCTGCCGCCGTTTGAGTATATCCTGCAGAGCTACGACTGCGCGTTCACAGAGAATTCAACCGGCGACCCGACCGCCTGCACGGTTTGGGCAGTGTTTACGCTCAAGGGCGAGCGCAACGTCATGTTGATCGACGCCTGGGACGAGCACTTGAGCTATCCCGATCTGCGGACCAGGGCGATCAAGGACTGGCAGACCGAGTACGGCGGCATGTCAAAGGACTCCCCGTATGGACGCGCCAGGCGTCCCGATCGGGTGCTAGTCGAGGCGAAGGCCAGTGGTCAGAGCCTGCTGCAGGATTTCCGGTTAGCCCGAGTCCCGGCTGTTGGTTACAATCCCGGCAACGCAAACAAGGTCAGCCGCGCCCATCAGTCCGCGCCGACGCTAGAATTGGGTCTGCTGTGGATTCCAGAATCCAAGAAGAATCCCGGCCAGCCGGTAAGCTGGTCTGGCGCTTTCTTAAAGCAACTGGCCAAATTCCCAGTTGCGGAACACGACGATTATGTGGATACATTTACACAAGCGGTAATTTATCTTAGAAACGATGGATGGTTCGATCTTCCGAAGGCTAAAGACCCTGACGAGCCAAAACTGACAAAGCGCGAATACAGCAACCCCTATGCAGCGTGAGGAGGGTATCGGTGAAAAAGAAGCCAAAGCCGATCTGGTCCAAAAGCCGCCCGTCTGATCTTGGCAAGCCCGAGAAGCTGTCGTCTGACAAGAAGGCGTCGGCCAAGGCGGCCGCTAAGGCGGCGGGCCGTCCGTACCCAAACCTCATTGACAACATGCGCGCAGCGCGAGGCAAGTGATGGTCGCTCGCGTTGATAAAGACAGTCTGCCTTTGAACAAGCCCCGGCGCACACCGGGCCATCCGACAAAGTCTCACGTTGTGAAGACGCGAGTGGACGGCAAAGAGAAGATCATCCGCTTTGGCGAGCAGGGCGCAAGCACAGCGGGCAAACCCAAAGAGGGCGAGTCTGATCGCATGAAGGCCAAGCGCGCTTCGTTCAAGGCCAGGCACGCGCGCAACATTGATAAAGGTCCGTCCTCAGCCGCTTACTGGGCTGACAAGGTGAAGTGGTAAATCATCATGAACAACGAACAATCCCTCAGAGACATGCTGCTCAAGTACAACGAGCCCTACCCCCGTCGGTTTGCAAATGGCGGCGGCGTCGATAACTATGACGCAATGGTTGCTTCCGCCTACGGGGCTCTCGGCCGGTCAGGCATTGGCGCGTCTGCAAGTAACATTGATCAACCCGGTTATGACTACTGGATGGGTCAATTGAGAAGCGGCGCTATTACCCCCGGCGATTTTCAGGACACGTTTAGGAGGGCCGCTAACGCCTACATGGCTCAGAACCCGTACAACGACTACACAAGATATGTCCAAGGATTCCTGAGATCAGGGGGAGGTTCAGGT